GCTGGATAACGCTAGCTCTATTAAAGAGCTCACGTGCTGGGGCATTATTTTTATTGACCCAGAGAGTCTCCTTACCAAGGAGACTGAACCTCCCCACGTTGGAGGAGGAGTACACGTCTGTTTCAGATTGTGTAGGGATCAGTAGTCTGATCCTGGGGTAGTCGAGATAGAAAAGCTCGACCCCTCTCCGCATTTGCACGCGGGGAACGTGTGTAACACGTTGGGGGACAATAGTCCCCTCCTCGCAATAAAATGCGAGTTGGTGCGATATGTACGTATCATCGTCGGAAATAACCATGCCGACGCCTCTTAAATTCGATAAGAGCCACTCCAACTGTTCCTTGAGGTTGGAGAGAGCGATGATGTCATCGCCTACGAGAGAGTAAACTCTCAGGCCGCTAAGACGGCAACAGTAATCATTGACGATAGTTAAGATTACCTTGGTGAACATATCACCCATCGGCCACCCCCGGGTGGAGATGACCCACCGATAAGAATTATTATCGGCACCCCGGAATAAGTATATCCGGGACCGTTTGTACATTAAACGGCATAGACGAAATAACCCCAAAGGGAATCCGTCTATCTTCTTGGCTATGTCCAAGAAGGCCGACCATATTTGGTCAGATACCCGCAAATCACCGAAGTCGGTTGCGGTTTCCTCATCGGTACTGAGGGCGTAAACACGCCCACCCGATAGGTCCTCCCACGCTAAGTTTTGCGGAGAGAGGTTATCTCTAAGAAAATTCCAGAGATGTCTGGACGCCTTGAGTCCAGACCGCACACCTTGCGAGGTGAGCGTCGGCGCAACTATGTGCGCACAGATACCGTAGAGAACGGTAGTCGCATAGGGGGGCACCCCTATAGTCCGAGCCTTACTAGGCTCGGCAACCGCGTGAGCACGTCTCACGCGATGTAAGATTGGATTATCTAAAACCCAACCTATCGCCCAAGATGTAATATCTTGGGCGCTCCGACACGAACGTGCCGGGAACGCTACCTCATCTAGCGTTACCGGGTCATAAGACCTGGTAAGTACCTTATGACTACAAAGGTACTTGAACATGGAGGTTTTACCCCCATTTTGCCTCGTGAACTCAAGACACGAGGTCGAACCAACGCTAATCTTAGCTTTGGTTCCAGAGGCTTTCCAAAAGCCTTTAACCGTCTCATGAAGGACGGACGGATCCAGCAAAGGCGCTGGACCCAGAGGAACCTTAACAGTTTCCTCGAGCTTCTTTAAGCTCTGGCGGATCATACCGCTATCGGCGAGGCCTGAGGCCCTCGTCTGCGTCCAAGTAAGGACGAGCCGACCCGCCTCGGCAGGGTTGGCGCGGTCTCCCATCAGTGGGAGACTGTAAAGGGCCTTTGAATAGGTCCTCATGACCCTCGTAGAGGGCGCAGGAGTGTTCGTAGCAAAAGCCTTCCGAACACCCTTCTTAAACGATTTTAATTGTTTAAGAAAGTGCGAATAATTATTCGCACAGTTCTCTAAAGCGAATTTAGAGAGCCGATCAACCTTTGAGTCCTCTGGACTCTCACAAGTCAAGAGGTAAGGAAGGATGACCGCGTCAGCAGTGTAGAACCACTGCTTGACAGCACCAAGTTTACCTTGGTACAACATATTCTTCATTCGACGAAGAAATGCAGAAGAAGCC